GCCACTTCCATACTCATAAAATAATTGTAGCTCTGCACTACCTGGCATATTTACGTTAAAAGATACGTTATCTTCTGCATCTTCTCCAGAACCAGCAGATAATTGAATTATAACACCACTATTTACGGCATCTGCTTTCATCCAAAATTCTATCGTAAACTCAGTATAACTTTGGAGTATGTCACCAAAGTCTATTCGATCACCAGTACCATCAAACTCTAAACAATTGTTATTATCAGCACTAAATTGAAATAGCCAATTCTCATTGACGTTGGATTCTGATGGCGCATTACTTAATGCCATTCTATGCTAGTCCTTGATTACTAACTTTTTGTATTTCTGGAATTAAATTATCTCGAACAAACTCATCATTGCCAATCATGTTTCCTGAAATATTGATAGTAACACCACCTGCGTTGCCAGTTCTATTCATATTGGCTAGATTCTGTACTCCAATATTTTGTACTGCGGATCTTTTCATTATAAACTCACCTGCCTGTGCTAAAATAGGTACGTTATCTTCACCTTGAACTTGACCACCATTTGCAAAGCGTTGGATTCCATTTTGCTTTATTAATCCGCCTGTGTGAGCAGTAAACGCTGCTCCAAGTCCTAAAACTGCTCCTGCAAATGGATTTGCAACTCCAACTAAACTTGCAGCAGTTTTCAAAAACAAACTTAATACTTGATCGCTATCCATTGTGCCATTTTTTAATTCCCCCATAGCACTTGAAACTGTATTTAATGATCTAGCCATTTGATCATTAGTTTTAATTAATTCTTTTCCAGACATAATAGATTCCATTTTTGCTCCAATTAGTCTATCAAGAGCCATAAATTCTTTATTTTCTGCTTCAGTCAATTCTTCAGTTGTTGACATACTAAAAATACCTTGAGTAGCAAGCTCTCTATCAATTTTAATTTTTCCTTTTAACGCACCACTTAAATTTGCTTCTGCTTGAAAAATCATTTGAGCAATTCTTATTCTTTTTTCATCAACATCATTATTTTGCATTGTTAATAACACTGTTTCTGCCATTATATCGTTAATTCTTTTTTGCGCATCTGCACTAATTCCAAGATTAATAGTTGTAGTTTGTAAACTACTAACATATTGTTGTTGTCTTTGAGCTAATTGCGCTGTGCTATTACTTAATGTTTGTGTTGCAGTGTTTAAACTTGAAAAAGCATTTTTAGCTTGTAAATATTTATCTAAACCAAAAGCTAATCCTGCCGCAGTTAATGCAATACCTAAAGATTTTAAATTAAATGTTAATAAACCAACAGTTGCTTTAAAAATAAGTGCTTTATTATTGACTAAGACAAAAGCAGTTGCCATAGCTGTAATTGCTGTTGTTATTTGCGCTAATCTCTGTATATTGAGTTCTCGAAAAAAAGTTTCTATAGAATTTGCTGCTTTTGTTAATGATGGTAACATAATATTACCAATACTAGCAGCAAAGCGAGTAACTGCATCATTCATATTAGATACTGCACCTGAAAAAGTTTTTGATAATCGATCAGAGCTACCTTGAATACCAGCAACTGGATCGACCATTGCACTAATTAAGGCTTTACGAAATTCAGGAAGCGTAATTTTACTTAAATCTTGAATACCTTGAGAATCTTTAATTAACTGTAGTATGCCTCTCTCGCGCAAAATGTCGGCCGCACCTGCACCTCCAGCGAAAGCACGACCAAGCGCACTAGCAGCTTCTGTTGCAGTAGTACCCATGAATGCTGCTAAGTCAGTTACTGCACCTAGCGTTGCTTCTGAGTCTACTCCAAATGCTTCTAACTGCGCACCTGCGTTTACAACATCTTGCAATGCAAATGGAGTAGTTGCCGCTACTTGATTAAAAGTTTCAAACGCTTGTTTTGCTGCTTCCGTACTTCCTGTTAAGCCTACTAATCGAGTTTGTACATCTTGAAATCCAGATGCTGCTTGCACAAACTTATTCATTGCAGCTACAGCACCACCTACGGCAAAACTATATACTAAAATTTTATTTCTTAAACTACCTAGATTTGCAATTAATCCTTTGCTTTGTCCTCGCATTCTCTCTGTAGTGCGATTGTACTTTCTACTATTTGTATCTAAATCTTTTATATCTTTTGTCGCACGTGAAAAACCTTTCGTGCGTACTTCAATAATAAACTTTTTTTCAGCCATTTTTTTTCTTCATATCTTCAGATTGTAATGCATTAAATTCTTCATCTATAGCTGAAAAGATGACTAAGCGATGATAATCTGCATTATCTATCGTTGTAGCCAGTGGTAAGTTAAATCTCTTCATAGCCATATACTCCTCAAGCGCAAATACAGTCTCAGGTGTTAGAAAGTACGTAGAGTCAGCACAGAATACCAATGAGTAATATAACGCAGCACCAAGCGTAAATTTTCCATCACTATCTTGTTCTACGATACGACCAATCTCTTCCCATAGTTCATCTTCTGTATATGTGATGTTTTTCTTGAGCGTAGGAGACTGCGCAGTGTATGGAAAAGCTAAGTTGCGTGTGGGTTGGTTCTTATAACTCATCCACACGGCAACTCGGTGCATGATTACTTTTTTTTGTTTGGTTCTTTGTATGCGTTATAAATAGCCATCAACACTTCATCAATTGAATTATCATCTAGTTTACCTAACTGCTTTTCTGGATCGGTAAATGAATAGTTTAATATCCAATCTAGTACATTCAAAAACTGCGCAGTATCTACCACGCCTTTATCTGTAATAGCACCTACTTCAAGTTTATGCAGTTCTCTGCGTGACTTGAAACTAATGTCAGGTACATCAAATGTACCATGGTCTGTTTTTACTTTCATGTTTCATCCTACGATGAAAACGGCGTGTATTAAGCGATCGTGATTGAAATTATATTTCCTGCTTCGTTAGCTCCAAAAGCTCTAAAAGGTATTGTCTGTAGTAAGAAATCACTTACTTCAGGCTTTGAATTGTCAATCATTACTGTTGGTAATGATATGGTTAAACCACTTGCTTCTGCAATTGAAAGCGCAATACCTGTACTATCTCCTTTAATATGAGCTATTAAGTCATGTATAGAGTCATCACGTTTTGCAGTAATAGAACCTGTGACTTCATAAGGACCTGTTTGCACGTAACCAAATGGCTTATAATCAGCTGTATTCTGATGATGTACTCTTGCAAGTGGTCTTGATATAGTGATTTCAAAGTTATTCAATACTAATGGTTCAGCATCTAATGTAGAGGCACTTAAATCAAAAATATTTTTTGGTGCATCTTCATCTACAGTAGTTGAAGATGGTGTAAGAGCAGTTTCAGTAGGTTGATAGGCACTAATAAAAGTAGTTTCTACTACCATTTCACCACCATTTGTGCCTACATCTTCTCGGATAACCATTTGAGTAGCCATACATCCTGCCATAACCACATCATCATTTGGAGTAGATTCTGAAGAATCAGAACCTGCATTAGGATATAAAAGCGTAACTTGATTTGCGTTGGAAACACCATCTTTCATTGAGCCAGTGGTACTTGCACTAGTAAGTTCGGATGCACTTGCTCCATCACCAAAAAGAGCTAAACAGCTTTTTAATACTGCTGTTGGAGTTCCTCGCATTGTTAAAGTAACTTCATAAATTTGTGTGTCTGGTCTATGATGTCCTTGTGATTCTACTTGACCATAAATACCACTGCGTGATGGTGCAACATCAATTGGTGCGCTTGCATGTTCAATGTTGTAATCCACTACTTGTAATTCGTTCCATGTATCATCTGCTGCGTGTGCAGTACCTAATGCTTTAGCACCACTGCCCATAATTACCTTTATGTCACCTCTCGGTTGAAAATTAGTTGCCATTACTTATCTTCCTTTTTTGCTTTTTTTGGTTCTGCGCTTTCTAGATACTTTTCAAGTGGTTTAGGCACAGATGTGATTTCTACTGATTCGCCATTTATAAGACGATTATGTTTTGCAGGACTATCAAATCCATTAAAGTTTTCACTATCTTTTAAGTCAAAATATGATTTCTTTGCTTTGTAAATCATCCTATTATCTCCATTGCTGATACTACAGCAGTCATATTAGCGCGTAATAAGTCTGTATTATCATCATCACGCTCATATATAGTGTTGTCGATGACAGCATTGTAAAATTGCCTCGTACCTGACACGCTATAGTTTCTGTTATTGTAAATAAGTCTTTTCATACGCTCCGCTACTAACGATACCTGCCTAAAACTCTCCTTTGTGTAATTACCTGCGAAATCCACTTGGTAACTGATAAGGATTGTATAATCTCGCACCATTCCTGTATTAATTTGCTCGTTAAGATCATCTGACACAGGCTGTAATAAAAAACTTTGATTAGATTGATGTTCATCGTAAAAAATCTGAATCCCAAATTCATCAGCAATGATACTATGTAAATTATCAATGACTCGTTCATAGATGACATTGTTAAATGATATAGCCATTATCTATAAATCTGTCCACTGCGCACAGTTCCTATTTGAATTTCATCGGATTGAAAGGTTACACTCCATTCATCATTTAATGTATAAACGCCTGCTTGAAAGCGTATTGATGCGCCATATGCTAGTGGTTGATAGTCACCATTCATTACTTCTGCATCTACAGATTTATGTCTTTTTAGTCCTGTATCATCTTTTGTAAATACATCGTACTTCACTGTACTTGCAGTACCAGGTGTGAATGTACCTGCGGTACTAATCACTACTCGNACTTCATCATAATCTGTGCTAGGCGGACCATACATCTTTACATCTTCAATGTAGCCAGTGCTACTNCCNTTNACACTAATCTCACGAATAACGCCAGATTCTGAACGAAAACTAGTTTCATTCCACATCACGTAATCACGTGACTTTAATTTTGTGAGCATACCTTCATCACCTAATACCTGCTCTTGAAGTTCTGCTGCTTTCTCTGGATCTTGGCTACGCACTAAATCTGCGCAGGCTAATAACGCATTGCATCGTATTATAATAAAGTCATATGGTCTATCTGATGCACCTTGATAATTGCTATTACCACGCTTATAGATAGGTCTATTTAAATAACTGCGCATATGATCCGCTTGTTCTTTCACTACGCGAGTTTTTAAGTCTTCCCAATCTTGTCCTGCTTCACATACACTAGAATTAAATGCACTAACAGAGCTAGATGCTAAAAATACGTCCACATAATCTGAGGATTCGTTATATTTAAATTCGTTATCTGCATTAGGAGTATCAGATACTTTCGTTAACTCTAAACCATCTTTGTATAAATTTTCTATATATCCAGTATTATGTAATCTATAAAGATTCGTAGATGGATTTGTCCAACTCGAAATTAGTACACGCTTACGATCATAGCGATCTATATCACTAAGAATAGCCTGTAAATCAGTTGTTATATTGCAGAATGCTGTTAAGTAACTCATGCTTTTGCGATCTCATTAGTTATACTACTAGTAGGTAAAATGGTTACATCGGGAATATCTGCGCATATAATTAGCGCAATCATCGTTCCTAAAATCATATCAATATCTGTACGCGGATCGTCTAAGTCTTTTGCCAACTCTTTTAGCTCGTGCATTACACTAATTAACTTATCTATCCTTGCGGCATCATCCATATTTTTGTACTATCTCGCAAAACTTCTCTGGTGTACCAGCACCTTTTGCAGTGTTATAGTAGACCTTCCATTGTGTTGCTTGATCCTCTAATGTTCTTGGTAGTTTTTTTGGTATTCTACGTAGGTGTAATCTACAAAAAACTATTTGAGCTGCAAGATTAGTAGTTAAGATATATTCCCAATCCTTTTCTACTGGCGCAGTAAAGTGTGACCAATCTAAATAACATGCTTTTGCAACTTTCTTCATTAGCTCTTCTCGATACTGAAGATAGTTATTTATTATATCTACCGCTACCCAAGGTTCACATTGATAGACACCACGCGCTGGACCTTTGATTTGCTCTAGATAAATATACTTTGACTCCACTAAGCCAATATTATAAACAAATTCTGCTGCTTCAGGAGAATATAAATCTATCTTCTGTAAAACACGCTTAATGAGTCCTTTTATTTGATCTGGATTGATCATTTGCGCTTCATGCCTTTTTTCTTCTTTTTAACTTTGACTTTCTTTGACTTCTTTTTCTTTCCATAATGATACGGCATTATCTTGATCTCCTTACTTTCTTGGCAGTTCTTTTAGAATAACTAGCGTTCTGTTTACCTTGCTTACTAGCAGCTCTTTTCAGCCTATTCTCATATGCCTTTTGTGATTTCGTTAAATTCTTACGTACACTAGCAGGTAAGTATCTGCCTCGCTTTTTGCGTGGCTTCTTTTCATCACCTTTTGTGACGTAACCCCAATTTTGTTTACTCCACTTTTTTAAACTCTTTTGTGACTTCTTTAATGCCATTATTTATATCCACCGCCTGCTTTCTTATATGCTCTCGCTAACATCTGCGCTTTCCTTGCACTCCATTGTCCTGATCTACCACCTTTATTACCTGCTTTAATGCGATAAAAGATCCGTTTCCGTAGTGATGGTTTGGTGTAATTACCTGCTTTATTTACAGATGATTTCTTTTTCATTTACCTACCTTTCTCATTGCACTAGTATGAGATTGACCGAAAGTTGCACCTTTACGCATTGCAGATACCATTGAGCGTAAATGCTTTGCAGTGTGATGTCTTGCGTGTCTACGCATTGCAGATACTTGCCGTTTACTTAATCCTGTAACACTAACACCTTTTACTTTCATTACCATTTCACCTTATTTGACCAGAATTTTGCTGAAAACTTATTAGTTGTTCTACCATGCCGTGCATAGTATGCGCGTCTTCTAGCCTGTTGCGATTTACTCTTTGGGTTCTTACCTGCGCCACGCACACCTTGCTGTCCAAATCTAATTACTTTATATCTACCGCCACTAGATGCCATCACTACATGTGATTTTGTTTTGTGACCTGGTGTACGTTTTGGTTTATTTACTCCACGTAGATTGAGTCTACGCATCGTGGACTTTACTCGTGCAGGTACTGCCATTACTTACCTTTAATTAAACCGATAGTGATAGATTGGATCACTTCTACTAACTCCTTAAACATCTTACCTTCTTTCTCTTCTTTAATAAAAGGTATGTTAATCTTATCGTTTAGTAGTTGTGCCAGTTTATCTGCAAAATCATTTGATCCAATATGATCCACTGCTTGATCTTGCATTTTATCCGCTTGTTCTTCGGCTAGTTTTACTAGCATTGATTTTATATCCATTATACGAACCTCATTATTATGTTTATCATTATAGGAAAAGTAACAAGAGCTACCGCTCCCCATGTTTGAAATCTAGCAATATCAGTATCATGGCTACTGACCTTTCCATTAAGTCTTTCTAAATGCTTCTCTATCCTATGTAAACTAGAGTAGATGTTTTTAAGGCGTTCATCGTGTCGAGTTAAGATTCTAGTAAAATCGTTCATATCCATTAGTGTCTTCCATTCCCATTCATTCGACTCATTATACCATCCATTCTTGAGAGTTGTTTTTCTAAATCGCTAATAGCTTCCATTGTTTGTTCATATCTTCTATCGCGTACAGCATCAGAGTCATTCCATCTATTAATAAGCTTTATAATCATTCCTTCCATGTTGTTAATCGATTCTGATTGACCTTTATTCTCGACTTCTAAATTTTTTAATGACTCCGCTTGAGCTTCTGATTTTTTAGATAAATTCATTACTAGATAGATTAAGAGTGCAGCGCAGACTCCAATCATACCTGCTTCACCATATATTGCCATTACATCCATTACTTCTTCCGCTTTTTCCAACTCATTGGATTTAAATTAATTTTTAATTCTTTCTCATAAAAAGAAATTTTTTCTTCTAATTCTTGTCGTTTTAATTCTTCTTCCATTGTATGTCGTTCCAGTAGATCTTTAATTGTTGTATCCGCACTAACAAGTTCAACTTCAAGCTTAGAAATCCTATTTTCCATATGCACACCATAATAGCTAATCCCAGCAACAAAACATAATATTTGAAATAACCACTTAATATTAAGATGTATACTAAAGTTGTCATCGATAACATCAGCGCGATAGCTTCTAGCAGTCTTTTCACTCATCTCTTCCTTATTGATTCCCATCTGTTATGAGTAAAACACCACATATCGTGATTAAAACTAACATGATCCGCATAAAAATGTAGTGTAGAATCTTGATCCATTACCTCGATAAACGTATACATAGAATCACTGGGATTCGGTTCATATCCGCCTATGGACCAACCATTGGAGCAACTACTCACTATAAACATACTTGACACTAATACTATAACTCGTACTAACAACTTCAAAATCTCCGCTTTCTAATTTCTTAATTACTTTATTCATAATACCATCCACCATGCTATTGCAGTCTCTACCACTATATCAGACATTGTATTGTATGCCCATGCACGCTTTGTCTTATAAGGCTGGTAGTTCTCGATTATCCATTCAAATATTTCCCAGGCGATACCAAGTATCAAAACACCTAAAACGCACCATAAATCGCTAAATCCACACCATTGGAAGATTTTGCAAAAGAATGCGCCTGCTGCGAGGTGATAACTAGTCCAACCATCCAGTTGCCCAGTCTTGTATTGCCATGCTACTAACTTTGCTAAAGGATTATTCATCTATCTACCACCTGGTTATTTATTATTTTATGAATCATATAGTCGATGCGCCCATGTCCATTATTATGCTTATCTGCACAGGCAGAGACATATGCATTTTCAATAGTTTTAAATGAATCGCTTTTTTGTACGATTTCACCATCTACCATTAAAAAGTAATCTTTGGAGTTTGGATACTGAATTGTTATATAAGATCCATCTACCATTTTAATGATTTTTTCCATATTCGGTTTCGTATTCTTGTGAATAACTACATCGTGACCT